TTAGTAAGCACCTCACCTGAATGGTACATTACAGGTGTTCAGATGGAAGTAGGCGAACAGGCCACGCCATTTGAGCATCGGTCATTTGCAGATGAGTTGCGTAGATGTCAGAGGTACTATTATAGGATTGCTAGTGGTCAATATGCGTTTTTTGCAATGGGGCGTGTTATTTCCGGGCAAGTACCAGTTGCGCCTATAACTTTTCCTACTGCCATGCGTGTGACACCATCAATAACAATGTTAAATGGAGCAATATGGTATAACAATGCAGGAAATATTACTACCGCAAGCTCTCCCGCAGTTATTTATAGCTCTAACCTAAGTGAGGTTACTACTGTTGATGTAAGATTTGCTAATAATAGTGGATTAAATGGCAGTGCAGAGCCAATGGCGTTTGCATTTAATCCTGCTGGGTACATAGATTTTTCATCGGAGTTATAAATGAATATTACATCGGCAAAATATGTATTAAAAATTATTCCAGTGGACGAGCCTAAACCTAGTGAACCTAACTCCGCTATTATTGCAGTGATTGATGGGAAAACTGTTGGTGTGCCTATCTGCCCCGGCAATATGGAATATGAAGCTATCCTTGAGTGGGTAGCTGAAGGTAACACAATCGAGGATGCTGACTAATGGCATATATCGGTATTGACCCAAATGTAGGTGACATAACCTTTCAAAGGTTTACTGGTAATGGAAGTACCACAGCGTTTACGTTAGCGCAAAGCGTTGTTAGTGGTGAAGCACTAATTGTAACAATTGGCAACGTAGTGCAAGAGCCAGGGGTAGGCAAAGCATATACCGCACAAGGCGTAACATTAACTTTTTCTGCCGCTCCTGCTAATGGGGATGTAATCACTGTACGCTTCTTTGGTCGCGCAGTAGACCAACCTACCAGCTACGCCATGCAGTTGTTCAAGTACACAGCAACAGCAAGTCAGACCGCGTTTACAGGTGCAGATGCTAACGGTGCAATACTGGCCTTCTCTGGTAACGACGTGGACGTATACCTAAACGGTGTACACCTTGATAGTTCAGACTTTACCGCCAGTAATGGCGATACGATCACACTGGGCACTGGTGCAGCGGTAAACGATGAGTTGGTTATTCGCGCCTTCCGTGCTTTTACTGTGACTGATACAGTCAGCAAATCTAGCGGCGGCACATTCGCGGCTGAGATTACGGCGACACAGTTTCAGACAACAAACACCACGGTTGACACGGCTGTATTCCGCACCAATGGACAAACAGTAGACGAAGATACTACAATAGCATCAACCAAGAACGCATTGGCGATTGGTCCGCTGACCATAGATTCATCAACTACAATTACCGTTAACGGTAATCTAACGATACTGTGAGGCACAGATGGCTTCGATACTAAATGTAGACCAGATAAAAAACGCGGCAGGCACAAGTGCGCTAACGATTGACAGCAGTGGGCGTATTTCGACACCTGCACGACCAGCTTTTAAGGCAACTCTTTCCTCTGATTCTGCTCAAACAACATCAAGTGGTTGGGTAACTGTGCCTTGGAATACTGCATCTATAAATGTGGGCGGTAGTTTTAATACAGGCAATCATACCTTTACCACTCCTGTTGCTGGTATATATCTCTTTAGTTATATCGTGCGCATAGACAATGCTACTGGTGGCTACTTGATTAGTAATTTACTTTTTGATGGTACGACTACTAATAATGACGCATATTTTATAAGTCCAGATGATCCTGTTGGCTATCTTTCTTTATCGGCTACAGCTTTGTTTAATTTAGCGGCAGGAGTTGCGGTCACAAATGGTGTTTATATTTATAACGATTCAAGCTGGACAATAAAAACTTTAGGTTCTTTTAACGGATATTTGTTAGGTTAAGTCATGTCAACATTATTCGTAGATACAATAAATGAGAAGACCACAAACAACGGAGTGTATATTCCGGGTCATG